ATCAAGGGGAAATAACGATTATTCGCAATTTTATCGAAAAATATCAGTTCGGACATTTCGTACATTTAATATATATACTATTATACACAGTTTGTTTGATTTTTTTTAGAATTAAGCTTGTTTTTTTATTTTAACACTGTATATTAATATAGTAAAGAAACATAAGGTTAGGTTCTGATCCATGAATAAATACACCCGCAATTTTGGAATTGAGCTAGAGGTTTCAACACCTCGAGAATCGATAAAAGAGATACTGGGACCATATCTTTCGAAATTTAATTATAATCCAGATATGGGTTATGTTGAGAGTAGAGGTAAAAGCTGGGATCTTAAGTATGATAGTTCTACTGAGTGTGAATTAGCAACACCTATCATGACCCTAAAATCAAAAGAATTTAGAATATTTAAACGAATAGTAAAAGAACTAAAGAAAAACAAAGTCAAAACTACCAAAAATGACGGTCTTCACTTACATATAAATTGTTCAGATGTATCTAAAGATGCTGTTACATTAGTTTGGATTCTGTTCGAACGAGCCTTTTTAGACATATTACCAAGTCATCGACGTGGTCATGGTAGTAGCTTTGCTACCAATTATATGGAAACATATGCTGATGGTAAAAGAGTAGCTTCGGTTGCTAATATATTTGTTGATAACAGATATAAGGTTGAGGATCATCACACAACAGTTAATGGTTATTATTACGATGTAAGAAAAACGTTCGAGTTTAGACCATTTCCAGGAACTTTAGATATTGTAGATATCGAAAATTGGACTAAGCTTTGTCTATCATTTATTAGCTATGTGAAAAAGAAAGATAATAAAAAAGATCTTATCAATATAATGTGTAAGTCAATTGGACAATATAACATACTTGATATGATGGTTCGGTTGGATATAAGAAGTAAACAGTTACAAAGTTGGGTTGAAGACCAATATGACAAGTACGCGTAAAAAACTTTGGTACGATTAAAAATTAATTTTTAGAACCTTTAACGTAAAAAGAATATCATATATGGTATTCTTTTTTTTCTTTTTTTTTCGTAAAATCGCTTGTATTTTCTGTTTAAACCACTATATTATAATATAGAAAGATCAAATTTAACAAGGAGTAAAGAAAATAATGTTAACAAATAAAATAACAAAGCATTGTTAAACATATGAGGAAAATTTACAAGTATACTAGTAAATATAGGAATGTTTGTTTCCAATTCTTCGAGGTTCCTATTTTCCCATTATTTAGGCATAGGTATGTTCGTCTTTTCACTGGTGAGAAAAAAATACCAGTAATTTATTTAAACGATAGTACTTTTTTATCTGATCGTGATCACGACATGCCTGATTATAGTTTTAATAAAACAAAAGCGGTGGAAAACGAAATATATATATTTAAAAAAACAATGTTAGCAAATAAAATAATAAAGCATTGTTAATATTCTTACCTAAAATCTTCACCCTCTGATCGTATAAATAGTATTAACAACTGGAGGGATAATGAAAAATGACCCGGACATTGATTTTGATAAATTTATAGAAATAGAGATTCCTATTATTGAAAAGATTATACAAAATGAAGCGTGGCTTGAAGGGGAAAGAAGGGGTGAATATGTTGACCCCAACGATGAAATTGTTCAAGAAAAGGTCCGTCAGATAATTTTAAAGTCTGGAAATGAAATATACAATATGGTAATAGAAAAATTAAAAGAAGCTTCTATTTGAATCTTAATGTTATAACAGCTTTGTCTAAAGTTATTATGCGGGATTGAATATAACTCTCGCTAAAAAACTCTAAATTATCTAGTTTACAAACCGTCTCATTAATATCCTTGCACTTAATATTTTTATCCCACATAAACACCTTTTGTTTAGGTATTTTCTTACCTAATGAAATAATCTTATCTCTTGTTGTATCATCTACCCAGGGATTATCCGGAAACCATACCAACTCACTTAAGTAACTAGACAACTTTTCCATCTGGTTATTATTAGGAAATACCTGACCAATAGCAACTGCATTTTTAATAAAAATAGAATCAAAACTACCCTCTGTAAAATAGATATATGGTGATGTTTCATCAATAGCATCTATATTAAATATGGCCTTTTCAGTATCAAAAGGGAATAGGTATTTCGGATCTTGATATGTTTTAATCGCTCGTTCCTGATAGTAGTTTAGTTCACCATATTCATTCCATGGTATAATTAAGCGATTTGATTTTATGTTTAGATAAAATTTCCATTTCTTAGGGGAGTATGGTGCTTCTAATATTCGTCGTTTTACAATAATATCTTGATATACATCTTCTGGTAGTTCAACCCAGTTTTTTGGAATACTTTTGATTTGTTGTAATTTTGGTTTCGGTTCTTCAAACATAATAGTAGGTTTTGATATCTTTTTGATACTAGACAGAAAACCCTTTTTGATATCAGATAGTTCCCTACCCTCTATTTTTACTAATATCCATAGACCCTTAGCTGAAACACCACAATTAAAACAATAGTAGGAATCATCCTTTATATAGTAGTTACCTCGCATTTTGTTTCTATGCTTCTTACTATCGCCACATATAGGACATCTAAAATTCCATCTATTACCACACTTTTTTATTGGTGATACTAGTTCATACAACTTTTCTTGCACATAGAAGGGGATTTGTTCTTCAAACATTATATTCTTTTATTAAATTCTTCGGGGTTTAATGTTGGAATTAATTGTTTAGTTTTACACTTGTTACAGTCAAATATATCATCATCGCTTTCAATAATATTTAATTCACCACATTTGCAACATATAGCAGATATCTTCCATATTAACATCATTTCAAAAATGTCTTCATTAGAAGTGTCTTCAGGAAAACTACTATATAATTCTTCCTCGGTCATTTTATTTTCGCTCTGTTATTGAATTAAATAAATCTTGAACAGAACCGTCAACAGTAATTTTAGTATTGTCTTTTAATATAATAACTGATTTAACAACAACCTTTTCTGGTGTTATAGTATCATTATTAAGCAAATTTTCCATATGAGAAACTATTTCATCATTAGACTTTGGTTCATATGGAACAATTTGAGCGATAGTCTCGGTATCAATAGCTACGTTAGCAGATGGTATGTATATAAGCATTTAAATTTCCTTTTTTATAATATAGTATGATTAAAAGAAGATTTAAACTTTTATTACCTGTTCGCGGCTTTTATTTCTTCTGTAGTTTTATATTTGCGTATAAAAGGTTCTGGTAAGACAGTGTTAAGCTTCTTAAGAATTTTATTATTAGTTTTATTATTAACCTCTAATCGTTTAGTATTACTAAATAAACTATATTGATAATTATCATCAGCATTTTTTGAATACTCTAAACCAAGAATAAAATCGAAATTACCTCTATTTGTAACAGTATAATGAAGGGCATCATTTCCAGGCCAATAATATATATCTAAATTCTTAGTAATACCCATTCGTAAACTATCAAATTTATCCATTTTTATTAATTCAGATATTTCTTTTTTATTGGCGTTTTTAACTATATCTACATAATCATCAGCCGCACCTCTTCGTTGGGTTATCATAAGATAATCCCAATCACCTTCTATAATAATTTTCTTATATGCTTCAGTAAATTTCATATTTACATCACTTTTAAATTATTTATAGCACTCGACCCTCTACTGACTCAATGACTTCATATAGTTTTTTCTAATTTCTTTATTTTCTTTAATTTTAAAAATGTGGTAGAAACCAGCAGCGGTTTTCGTAGTTGGAAAATTCTTTGTAATTTTTGTTAATCCAAACCTACTACGATAAAGATATTCTTGTGTAAGAGTTCTGCTTAACATAATAGTATCGAAATCATCATTTTTTAAATCGGAAGCCAATGATTCACAAACATCTAATAATATATATGGGCAGAATAACACACCTGCATCATATTCTACCACACCCTTATAGGCTAATATTATGTTATCTATATTATCAGAATATATTGTTGTTATTGTCTTTATTTCACTAATACCAATATTAGTAAAAAGTTGTACATATCGTTCAGGAACTAAAAGGACACAACCAGACCCTCTTCTTGTATTAATAGCTATTTGAACAGCATTGTCTAATATGTCTACAGCCGATAATTCTGGTTCATCAATTACACTAACATTACCATTCTCTTCACATATATTTTCAATTTCTTTAAATACTATGCGATCAATTTCGTTGCTTATTTTTCCAACATCTTTAGTATCAATTTTTAAAGTTTTAAATAACTTATGTGATTTGCTTTCAACAATAGTTTTATCCATAATAATTTTAGCTGTTGGCATATCGGATTTTAAGGAATCTTCATACTGTTGACACTTTAATTTAGCAAAGGTTTCAATACTTAAATTATCTATTTTATCTTCTATTAATTCTGGTGAAAAAAAAGAACAGTCAGGGCTAGCCATATTTTTAATTAATGATTCCTTTCCTTCTCTGACTTTCCACGGCATTATTTTTTCCATTTGTTTACATTTTTCTAAAACTTCTTCATATGTCATTTGAAGTGGTGTATGTATCTCCCCGGTTTTATATTTTACACCTCGTAATGCAAATGCAAAGCTTACAGGACCATTTATTGGTTGAACGCCAACAACGTTCTTACATAAAAGATTATTATATGTATTAATGGTTAATGCTGCTAAATCTATATTTTCTCTTTCACATAGCGACTCAGGAGATTTAATATTTACCTTGTGCATATTTTCTAACAGTTGGGCAACTGTAATTTTATCAGTTTCACTATAGTTAGGTTGGGTTGCAAGCACTGAAGCATATTTTTCAATAAGATTTTCTTTATATTCTGGGGTTAAATGGATAAGAGGGTTGTTGGTAGACATTTGTACTTTCCTTATAATTTTATTCAAATCATTTGCAAACCTTTCGGTTCACTATCAATCTTTTACGATTGCATACTTACATATATATTTATATAAATAGTGTTGTTTAAGTTGTATTATTTAATAAATAAATAAAATAAAGTTACTATTATTATATAATCATAGTATAATATACATATAATTAAAAGGTATTAAATATGAAATTTACAGAAAAATACGATGAAGTTATGAATCTACAGGAAAAGGCACAAAAAGTGGATGATGTGGATTTAACAGTATTAAAGAAAATAATTAAGAAATATAAACCAGCTGATATTAATAAAATGGCAAAAGATGAAAATAATATTGTCACTAATATCACAAAGGTATTCGGCGATAAGGTTAAATTTGTTGTTAATACAGGAGAAGAAGCAGTGGAAGCATATTTTAATGCTGAATATTATGATAACATCGAAGAAAAAACTGGTGGTGCTGGGATTCTTATTAAATATGATATAGATGATAATAAAGTTTTAAGTGTTGAATTTGGTGGTGCGGGTGCGTGGCCATTTATAAAATAAATCCACAGTCAAAAAAAAATAAAACCCATTATTTAATTATAATGGGTTTTTTATTGTAATTAATTTATAAATAATATTATTAAGCCACCGCCAACAAAGGTATCATATGAAATCTATAATAGACCAAAACAACTCAAAGCAATATTATAAAATATTTAAATATCAACACCCTAAATACTATAATGATATTATATCTAAAACTTTATTCTTAAACAAAGTTTCATTTTCAGAAAAATTGTTTTGTTTTATAAACAAAATAACATCACCAATGCTATGTGACAATATTAATTGCAATGAAAAAACAAAATTTATAAATTTTAAATCCGGATATAATGACTATTTTCTCAACAGTGCTCCTTAATTTTCTTACTGAGAAAGTGTTTCTTTAACTCTTTTAAAAGATTTTTTGATGGGTTATGAATGAACTGAATAGCATAACTATCCTTTTTAACAGCAGCTAATTGTACTTTCTCTGTTGGATCATGAGTGTACCTAAGAGCATCACCATTCTCGTTAACAGCTATTAATTGTACTTTTTCTGATGGTTTATGAATGACCTTAATAGCATCAATATTCTGTTTAACAGCTTCTAATTGTACTTTTTCAGACGGGTTATGAATGTCACAAATAAAACCACTATACCATTTAACAGCTTCTAATTGCAGTTCTTCAGTTGGGTACAGTTTATTATCTATTCTGTCGATAAGATCTTGATAATTCATTTTAATCCATTATTAGTGTTTCATTCTATAATATAATATATAGGTTTAAACAAAAAAATCAAGGAGAATATTTTATTTTTCTTTTATTTTAAAGACGTGATAATAATTCGCAGTAAATATCTTATAAATTTTAAATTATACTGATAGAGAACCATTTTTATAAAATACTCTATCCTTATATTCATCTTGACGTTCTTTACTCCAATCTGAGATTGATGTAAGAAATCCAACTACCCTTAGGTATATCTTTACAGGTGCGTTATGACATGGTGAAACATCATACTTTCCTACAAATACCTTACCGCAATTAGTACATTGCGCATAATTGTAATTAATAGCGAAGTATACTACGCCTTTACTAGAGGCATATGAGATTAGTTTCATCATTTGAGGTTTAGTAACTTTCTCTTCGAGATTTAAATGTAATATACTTCCACCTCCCGACATAGCATCAAATTTACCTTGCACGATAATTCTATCACTTAATGAAGCATTTTTTATTAATGGAACATACTGATTACTATATAAAATATATCTAGCATCAGAAAATAGTATTGCATCTTTTTTAGCTAAATTACTAGCTGCAGATTCACCTGGTACTTGTTCAACATTTCTGATCTTACCATCTTGTTTTGAACGCTTAGTATTTAAAGCATTAATAATATCAAGTATTTCTTTAGTTTTTTCTTTACCATTATCCTGAAGTATATCTAATCCCATGATTTCGAGACATTCATTCATTCCAATAAAACCAATTGTACTAAATTGTTTATCTAGGTTCATATAACCATAATTATACATTGGTAGTCGCTTATCATCAATAATTTTTTGTATTGTATTTCTATGAATATCTAGTATATCTTGAGATATATTAACTCTATATTCTAACAGTTTCTTAAACTCATCCCAATCTTCTGATTGATGGGATATTTGTGGTAAATTAATTGTAACTACTCTATGACTACCAATAGATGTACCACCAGCACCAAAACTATTCATATACTCTTTATTTGCCTCTTCAATGTTAGAACGAAGTCGACAACAGCTACTTAATGAATCAACCGAGTCTGATACATAAATGTTAAATAGTCCAGTTTCTGTATTAATATCACTAACAAAATCTAAAAACTCTTTATCTTTTACTTCATGTGTTTCAGCGTCTGTTAACATTGCTGATGTTATAACTGGAAATGTAAATGGACCTTTCTCTAGATTACGGACCATTTCTTTAACAAATAATCGTTGTATTCTATCAACATTATCAAAATTTGGTTTACTATAATCAGGATTAACATGATTACCAAATAATGATTCTAACCATGGCCTATCAAATACACTTAAATTTGTGAAGGGACTTTGGTTACTTCTCCAACTAAAATTAACACTATATATCCAGCTTTGAAAGTGTTGATTAATTGCACTAACAACTTTCTCATCCTCAAACCAATTTTCACCATAATCTTTTCTTATGAAATAATCTGCATATATGAAAAAATCAGGTAAAGCAATTGCACCAGCTATTTGATTACTTATGTAACATATGTATTGTAATGATAGATTTATAAAGCTATAAAAATGTTTTACTTCACCAATCTTAATCTTATCATAAAAGGGCATACCATCACTAACCACCTTACCTAAGCTACTAGCCCAACAATAAGGTTTCAACCATAGATGAAAATCATGTATTCTAATAGCTCCTCGAAGTTCATGTTCTATTAGTTTATTAGCTCTCTTAATACCCTGATCATTTAATGCGCTTTTCCATAGTCTATACATCGCATTTAATTTTTGTATTGGTTTAGAGCTTTCCTTTTCCCAACTTAAAATGCTTGAATCTGACACATTAGCATTACTATCTATCGTCTTATCTGCTGTATTACCATTATTTTTTCTAAAGAAGTTTTTACTATATCTATTAATATCTAGGTCCTTATCACCTATCCCCTCTAATTCAAACATTTCTTCGCCATATTCTTTTCGTAATCTTTCTAATAGTGAAATAAATCGATCGTCAAATGAGTGCCGTATTAGCATTTAAAAAGTTCCTTATGTGTAATACTGTTCCACTTATTATACTGTTTAAGGTATATTTTTTGATTTGTATTTGGATCTGATATTGGCTTACCTTCCCACTTACCGTCTACAAGTATATCAACATAATCTAATAAATTACTCATTTGTTGAACTTCTTCAAATAAATAACCAGTGTATATACAATTTACTAAATTATAATTCTGTTTTATAAACGTTGATAATTCAATTAATTGATCTAATTGAAATACAGCATCTCCACCTAACCAACACACACTATCAATTAATTCTTTATTCTTATCTATTTCTTTTTGTAATATCTCTTTAGTAAGGTAATACCTATTAGGATGATTAAAATTTTGCAACTCTGGTAAGTGACAACCTGAACAATTATGAGAGCACCCCACCGCAAAAATATTTAATGATATTTTATTGGGAATCTCAGCAAATCCAATTGTTGTTGTTAATATATTCATTAATTCAATTATATTTATATAATATACTACAGTATCTATCTTTTTTTAATAGATTATTAGCAACAACCTATATAAAATATATAATTTGAAGGAGATAAGAGGTAGATACGACATAATCTATAGAAATATATATGTTTATGTATAGAAATATATATTATGTATCACTAAAATGCTTTTTACGTTGTTCAGGTAAGGGTCTAATAGCGGCTCGATAGAAAGCTACAAATTTTGCTTGATCCATTAATTGTTGAGCTGATGTGTATCCAACTATAATATAATCATCTAGACTTATCATTCTAAACTCTCTACACATAAGGTCCCACACGATAATTAATTTTCTTTTACGGTACCAGGCTTTACCACGTCTTGTTTTAGGTTTTTTCCACTTAAATAATCTTCTTGTTAGCGCGGAGCTAACAAACATCCAGTTTCCTGTACATAACATTCTTCTAGTGGTTTTCATATGTCCGGTAGTACGCTGTGCAACTTTCCAGGGAATATTTTTTAGGTCTCTTCTTTTGAATCTAACTTCTACAACATTTGCAGCAAAAAACTGTTCTAAAGTTGCTCTAGGTAAATTTGTTTTACGCGGAACAACCTTCTCTCTAAGAATAAGTGGTGTGCGTCTACCTGTTGGCATTATTTATTAAACCATTTTATAAGTTTTTTACGACCGTATTTCTTCAATAAGTTTTTATACTTCTTTATGAAATCGTCTTGTTGTTGTTTATTCTTTACAGGTATTATATTAACAATTGAGTATTCATCTAATGATATATGACGCCACTGTTGACGTATAAGGTCATGTACAATAATCAATCTTTTTCTTTTATACCATACCTTACCTCTAGGTGCAACCCCACCTGGTGGTTCCCACTTAAATACACTTTTATTTGAATTTAAATACTTCCAATCAGCTGTTGCTAACATTCTTCTAACAGGTGTTTGTTGACCTGGATTAGGAAATTTAATAGGCCAAATTCGACGAGTGAACACAACTTCAATTATACTATTATCTAATAGACTACGTATATTTCTATCATTTATACCTTTAGCTCGTTTACCTTTAATAAAAAGGCCCTTACTCTTAGGTACAACATCGTCTTGTTCGTCTTTTGAAAGTTTCTTTTTCTTGGGTGATTTCTTCTTAAGACTCGCTAATTCTTTCTTAGCAGCATCAGCCCATTCTTTAGATTTAAATTCTGGAAAATCATGGTCTTCTGGCATATACTACAAATACCTTTATAGTATTTATACTGGCAAACCATTATTAATATCACTATAGTTAATATCTTCCATTAAATTATGTAATATATCAACAACTGTATTAATACTTTTCGTCTTTACAATAATGTTACGTTTACGTTTACTGTCTAGTACAAACCAAAAGTCCTCTGGAGAGTTTCTATAACATGTAACTATAATATTGTTTCTTCCTTCTTTAACACCGGGATCAACAACTATAGTCCATTTACGGATATCATCAGAAGCATAAACGTTTAATTTTTGAATGTTAAATTCATTTTCAATTAAACGTTTAATAAAATATGATTGTGTATATAGCCTATTCTTCGGCATTTTCTTCCTTAATAGTAATAGAAGCAACTAATGCTAATGCTTCAACATTTTTAGTTAGAACACATGATACAAGTTCAGCCGCAACAGTAGTATTTAGAACTTCAATATTATTTACAATACAAGTAATATTGTCTCGAGCGACCATACAGGTATCTATTAAAAGTTCATTAAATTTATCATTGTTAACAATATTAATTGATGGTTTATTCTTCATTTTTCTTCTTTTCCGATTCAATTGATTTTTTAAGAATGTCAATAATTGCCCAGTTTATCTTAATCTGATCAAATTCAGTGCCCCGGCAGAAATCATCAAAATATTTAGTAAAGGATGCTATATCACTAGCATCCATTTCTACTTCCATATTTACTACTTTTTTTTCTTTTTCGCTTAAAAAAATCATTATTCGTCCCTTCCTCCATCAGTGTACCAATATAATTCATCAACTTTTATATTAATACCAGCCTTTTTAAATTCGTCAACAATACGCTGCTTGAATTGCAATAAGGTTTCATCATCTTTCATATTATTTGGTTCTAAACCAAATATATGACATTCATAATATTCTTCAATTCCGCTACTATAGTTTAATTTGTATGGAGTATCTTTATTAGACCAACTCCATGAATTGTCTGCTATTTCCTCATAAGCTTCTGTGTATTCATCAGAGTCTACACATACTCCTAAAATACAAAAACTACTACTTGAACTATTACTTACGAACCCTTGTCTAATTTTCATTAATAATCACCTTCATGTATAAATATAAAATCATCAGAAACATAATTAAGCCTTATATCACATAATAAGGTTTCTATACTTTCGCTGTCACTACAAAAGGAACCATATTGAACAACCATTCCTTTGTCAATTGCGTCCAACGTTCGTTGTATATCTGAATTTGGGTTGATGTCATCAGATTCGTCATACCCATATTTGTCCAAAACTTCTTGTTTTGATTTGAATGTTTTTTCAATACAATCATAAGTACAATTAATAGCATCCGTGATAACTGGTGCAAATATATTAGTATCTGGTATTGTAAACTTTTCTAACATGTATTTTTTAATATCAATATTAGATTTATGACAAATAACAAACGAGCTACTTGAACTATTACTAACAAATCCTGTTCTAACTTTCATTCTAATCTCCTATCAACTATATACATATTCGTATAATTCGTCATATGTTTTAAAGGTTTTTTTAATATCCTTTTTGGCTTGTTCAACTGTTAAACCAGCTTCCTTTTTAACGTAGTTAAAGTATTCACCATTGCATATCGATTTACACTCTTTATGTTCCTTCTTAACGTCTTGATAAACTTCATTCCTGGATATACCAGTTTTCTTTACCATATATTCAACACACATATCACCTACTGTTGTGTGTAACGAACAAATTGGACATAAATCTTCAGGAACATTATAATGCAAATCGGCTATAATATCATCTAACTCATCATAATTATCTTGTTTCCACTTATTGAATTCATCTTTTGATAAGTCTTTAATTTCATCAAGTAAACTACCATTACCATCTGACAATAATTTTGTAACAAATTCTTTATCCATATCATCTATGTCAGAATCTATATTCATAATACTATCATCTATATGGTACAAACAAAATATATGGCCACCAACACATTCAGCCATTTCAGCTTCACAAAGGCTTATATCCATACCACCGACTTCTTCACCACAAACATTACATACAAATGAACTACTTGAAGAATTACTAACAAATCCTGTTCTAATTTTCATTTATTTCTACCTCTATATTATTTTTAAAAACTTTAAACTCACCCCAATCACACAATTCTTCATCTTCTTTTTTATCAGAAGCGCGTGAGACCTCTAAATAATCCACAATGAGCACAATTAGCTAATAATAGACATTCAGTACCTTTAGTATACCAGGTACCGTCACTTATAAATTTAAAGTTATCATCATTTTCTTTTATATCACGGGATTGAATTTTCATTCTACTAACCCTTTAATATTGAACAGATTAAATACATATTTACACTACATGTATTTTCTTCATTGTTAAATTTTGATATTACTTCAAAAACATTTTTATCTGTTAATTTAACTTTAATTTTATCTGTTGGTAATACTGAAAAAAGTTTAAAATTTTCTAATGTTGTACATACAACTTTATTAACAGTTCCTGTAACCTTATCGGATAATGGTATACCAATACTATCAGACATTACATTAGTTTTATCGTCTATCTGACCTACCATACCATTATTATTACTAATAAAATACACTTTAGATTCTGTATCATTAATAATATGTGAACACTGAATTAAATTTTTAACCTTTTCTTCGGATGTTTCAAACTCATAGATAGGAGTTAATTTTATTGATATAGCATTAGAGATATACCTCTCAACAATATCTGGTTTAACAACCTTTAGTTTAAAATTACAACCCTTTTTTGAAAAGGTTAAAAATGATCCAGTAAAAATAATATCAGCACTAGTAATACCAATATTTTTAATCAATAGAAACGATTTGTATAGTTTAGATAAATCCTGAAAAGAAAAATCTGTTTTCTCTTCACAGCACATCGAGTTAGTATTAAAGAAAGCTCTAATCGTTTTACTTTCGTTAATGATACCAACATAGGTACCCTTCTCGTCAACCTCGAATTTAGCGCCCCCAGTTGTACTAGGGGCTACTCTTAATACCGATCGTAAAAACGTTAAAAATATCTCAACATTACAAACGTTAAACTTCATTATTAATTATAATCCTCTTCGACTTTCTTTAATAATGCAGCAATGTCTAATGTCTCATCCGAATCCGAACCCATTGAAAGCTCTTCATTTTCGCTTCCAGCTTCGGTTCCATCATCCTTTACTTCATCAGATAGAATTTTTGGATTCTCTTTTACGTCTTTCTCGAATTGTTCAACAATTTTTTCTTGTTCAACATTTCTTTTTGCTGGTGGTGGTAGTTCTGCTTCAGTTTCACCATCAACAGTATCATTTTTTAGAATATGTTTACTTTGGAAACTTAGCAGTTCATTTTTTGTAGATTTAAGATAGAATCGACTTTCAAATCCAAGTTCTTTTTCCTGTTCAGTAATCTCAGCTTCTGTAATATCAATCTTTGTAAGCTTATGGTCAAACTTACAAGAGTAGTCATTAAAAGTAACTTCCTTACCGCTAATATTAACAGTCTTTGATGTTACAGTAATTTTAAGATTTAGACCTTTATCAAGATCAAATGCTGATGTACCGATAATATCTTCTTCTGTTGAAATTACGGAACGGTCTTTAATATCAATACCAAAGATTTCTCTTTTAAGGAATTGATTAATTAATACACCATAACGCATAATTTTAACAGTACCATTATTTTCGGGAACCGTTGGATCATTAACAACATATACTAATACAAAGCCGTTAAATTTTCTCTTAAATCTATCATAAAGTTGTCTTGCTGATGGTGATCTCTCACCCTCTTTATAAAAGTTACTACAATCTCCACAAACTGGACAATCTTTAAATCCACGACGATCTAAAATATATTCACTTGTTGGACAGGTAACCCAATACAATCTTTGTGCTGAATCATCCCAATAGTCATGAGTATACCTGTTAATAAAGGGATACTGACGTTCACTATCTTTAGGAATGAAATACAATAGTCGTAGAACATATGTATTTTTTGGTTTGAAATGAATCAATCCCGGATCTTGATTTAGTGAAACAAACTCCGATTTTTCATTGATTCTTTTGACTTCTTTTTCACGAATTTGGTTGAAGAGATTTTGTAGGTTAGACATAATGCTATCTTTCTATTTTTGCTTGTCTTTCTATTAATCTGTTGATCTAGCTTTTCTAATTATCTTATTTCTATTATTTATAGTTTTTAAATCATGTTATTAAAGACTTTTTTAATGTTATCAGACAATTTTCTTAACTTAGTGTTGGATATAACTATAGCTCTTGTTGAATTATAGTTATCGAAAAAGTCATTAAAGTAATCGGATATCACATCATTTGGAAATTGGCTTATTATCAGTTGCACATTTGGAATCATTACTAATAAGTAAATACTAATAATTCCTGATTTATAATGCTTTGCTAATGTTGGAATTAGGTTTCTATTTTCGTTTAAATAAATATCGATGTCCTTTATGTTCCTCTCTATACAATAATCTACTATTGATTTAGTGTTTTTTATAATAGTATTTTCAATTTCTTTTATGTCTCTTGAGGAATTAAGTCTGTTTATAGCACTCCTATATATTTTAAAACCCTTAGGATGAATTAGCATCTTAGGGTTAAAATAACCATCATAAAAATCTGCTAATGATGAAATATATAGTTTATAGTTAAGTTGTCCAGCACCATCATTAACCATTTTTGATAATCGTTCAAAATACACCCATGTTTCCTTTTTCATGGCACTATTATAATTTTTTATCTTCTTTGGATATATTCCTTTCTTCTTAAAGAATATACACCTGTGATATTCGTTATATATGGTTTCTGGATTAACCATTTAGCGTCTCTTGGGTTTTAAGTGATTTTCTTTAATAAATTTTATAAGGTGATGATTAAACATAGAAGGGAAAATATATACTAACATTTCAATTAGTTCCCTAGAATCTAGTTTAATACTCGCTTTTAATTTAGTAAAACGATCTTTATTTTTTATAACCTTTTTTACTTCTTTTTCTAACTTTATAATATCGTCAGTTTCATATATTTTTTTTAACTTAACTAATAATTGATCATGATCGATTGTATCAATAAAGTCCTTTGAACTATTATTAAATCCGTATAACATTACATATTCTCCAATTCATCTACAAACTCCTCTACTACATCATTTTCTGATTCGGTTTCGTGTTCTGTTTTAACTGTATCAGAAACTCTTAAAGTATTATAATTAACATGATACTCATCCGTTTTTCCGACCATTCCATATCTACTTTTTATTACCGTAGTATTTAATCTACAAGCTTCTCTATCTCCTTCCACTTGCCATAATGCTAAAATAAAATCTGCGTTATGTACAATACCCGCAGATTCACCAACTTGATCCATTCTAATTTCTGATGTGTCCCAACCGCTCCTGTTAGATTGGCAACTCGTAACTACTGGACACTCATATACATAAGATAATGCTCTTAATTCTTTAGTAATTTCTCCACAACGTTCATACATCCCTGGTAAACTTTTTAAATTAGGAAGCATAATGTTTAAATAATCAACCATAATAATATCTGGTTTTCTACCAAGGGTATTTACTTTATCAATATATGCTTTAATATTATTTGAATTAATACTTGATGGTGGAAAATCTTTTATTAACAATTTAGCATTCGGATTTAATTGTGCAAAACTGTGAATTTTATCTTTTACTTTATCTGCATTAAACTGCATATCATTAACATTTTCACCACTAATATGTGCGTCAATACGCTTACTATATACAATTTCTGGCATCTCTAGTGTAATAATAACTACAAATAACCCCTGCATTAAATAATTAACTGCTAGATTGCTTTTAAATAACGATTTACCAACATTACTTTGTGCCATTATAACGGTAATAGATTTACCATCTCTTGGCAAACCACCGTTAAGAACATGGTCTAGTTGTTTATACCCAGTACTAATTACTTCTTCTGGGTTCTTATACTTTTCAAACCTATCATCATCTTTAAGATAGTCCATACCCAACTCTACGTCAAAATTAATCGTAGATACTTTTTGGAAAGTTTCAATACATTTGGTAACATCACCATATTTTTCAATATGATCTAAGTTATCCATAATAGCATGGTATATTGCCTTGTTCTTAATGAACTCTAGAAGATTTGATTTTATAAACTCTTTATCTTCATATTCATCTGTATTAGTAATATTTTTAAAGGTAAATTGTAATTCGGTGGGATCTATATCTGGAAACTGCTCAGATGTTTTTTGTAATACTAAGTCGACTGTACTAGCTTTTGGTAATTTACTATATGTTTGGTAATAGTTAATTAACACTCTCAGTATTAATTTTAGTTTTTCATCTACAATGAATCTTTCATCATAATGGTTTAATACTAATGGTATATAATCACCACCATCATAAAACTTTTTAACTAATAATTGCTCTGCTTGAGACTCCGATATCTGCATATTTAATCCTTAATAATATGTTCTTCTATTAGTATATTGTGTTTTCTAGCTTCTTTTAACATGCTTTTCGATCCTTTTGATTCACCATCCCAAAATAGGATTAGCGCATCTGCATGTTCTGCCATTTGTTTATTTCTCATTGGTCCAGCAGCATGACTATGTTTTACCCAATCAGCTTTAAATACTTGACAGGGTATATTATTTTTAATAGCCCAGTTTTCACCAATTATATCAGGACCGGCGCAATGACCAGAAACCACTTCAGTAATATTAAAACCTGTCTCATCAATTAATTTAAATAACCTTTCACTATCAAGTATTGTCCTCTTCCCCGCTATCACTACCTTCATCTACATTATCCTCGATTTGAATTGTTTCATATTTGCTATATTGCATATCTTTAACTGATGCTTCTTCAAATTTATCTAAAATGGTTCCCCAAGCTTTATCAGCTTCATCGCCTTCTAGTAATTGAGATTTACGAAACATTTTATCACTATATTCGGGTATTTGATAATAGCCTTGTTTAGGATTAAGAAGTAACCCATAATCTTTAGCTGGCTCAAAAAGTCCGTCATATTTCTTAATACCCTTACCAAAATCAATATACATTTCAGTTTCATAAAATGGTTTAACTATACGATTTTTAATAGTAAAGAATTTAAGATGGGTACCCTTGTATTTAGCTTCTACATCATCTGTAGATTCAGCCTTTTCTAATGATTTAGTACATTGAATACCAACATGATTAAGATATATAATACCCTTTCCACCACCTTGTCGTTTAATCTTTGATGGGAACATACTCGCCGGGTCATCATATACATGGTTTGTAACAATAAATCCTGTATTTGTCAACAATGAAGGCATCATCAAACCCTTCATAAGATTATTTTTTAGCTTTGCAGCCAACCCCATATCCTGAACTTGTTTACCCTTAGCAGCATCAGTTTGTAATTTAGTTGCAACCAAAGCGCCTAGTGAATCTAAGATACATAAGAACTTAGCATCTGGATTAGTCTTTTTAAAATCTTCAATTGCGTTATAAACACCTAATATAGTAACTGTAGCATCTTCAATACTTTTCAACGGGACGTGTTCAATCTTGTCTGAATCACAACCGCGATTTTCAAAAAATTCTTTTAATGCTCCACCTTCACTATCAAAATAAAATATATGATCATAGTTGTTTCTATTAATAGCATTACCAGCAATTTGGGCTGCAATAAGACTTTTCCCCGTTGCTGATTCACCACTTATTAAAATAATGCGGCCACAAGGAATCCCCTTATGTATACTACCACTTACAATACGGTTTAATGCATAACAACCCGTATCTATATAGTGATCAATTGAACCTAATTTACTTTCTTTAAATGAGGCGCTGCCCGTTTTCTTTCGTATGCCTTTTAATAAACCATTTACAGACATTATATAACCTTTCATTAATTATTGTTATTTTTGTCTATATAATATACAGTTATAGTATAAATAATTTAAATTAAGTTTGGAGACAAATATGAAATTGAATTATGTTAAGATATTTGAAAAATATATGCTATTTGAGGCCTTCAGTGAAAAAGATATGTTTAAAGCTACAACGTTAATTAAAAAGGCATTAGAAAGACAAACTGGTAAAAAATTAGTACAAATGCGCGGGCAAGAGCAATTTAAAAATTCTGCTGGTTCGGGTTTTGGTATTAGATATTTTATTTCCAGTACAACTGATTCTATTAGATTTAATTTTAGCAACAAAAGAGAAATCACATCAGTAGATATCTGGGGACCTAATGGCGATAAAAATCCACAAGTAAGAGTCGAGACTAGTGGTATCTCTATTGTTAAAATTATTCCAGCTATAGCCGATCAAATTAAAAATCCTAAAGTAGGTACATTTGAGGTTGATTTAACAGAATCTGTCGTATCTAAGGATGACGATGCTATTAATGAAGTTAAAATTACCATCGGTAAAAAAACATATAAATCTAAAAAAGATGCTGTAGCAGATCTATTAGGTCAAGGATATAGTAAAAAGGACGTAAAAAATATTACTGGTGCTAGTGATATGTTAATATATAGTGTCGCTAAAAATACAGGTCTAATAACCGATGTTGTTGTAAACAAGGGATTACCCGAAACTCAATTAGCAACACCTGAAATGACAGAAGCTGAAAAATTATTTAGAGAACAGCAAGTTGCATCACCAGAAGAGCTATTTAAGGACCTAGAGACACTAATTACTATGGTAGTTAAGAGGATTTCTAACTCATTAATAATAACTGGAATGGCTGGAATTGGCAAAACAAAAACTGTAACAGAATTATTAAAACATTTTGGTATTGAAAAAGTAAAGGACTATATTCATGTTAAGGGAACATCATCAGCTGCTGGACTATATAGAACATTATTCCTGAACAGACACTCAAATAAGTTAATTGTATTTGATGACTGTGATGATGTTGTTAAAGATAAGGTTGCTATTAACATTCTTAAGGGTGCTTTAGATAGTGATGATCCTAGGGAAATTAGTTGGATATCAGCCAATTCATTTAATGCTATTGGTATGACTGATGATCAGATTCAAGATGAATATGACGAACATGCAGGTAATAAATTTCCTAATATGTTTACATATAAGGGGAGAGCGATTTTCATTTCTAACTTAAGTAAAGGTCAATTTCCGAAGTCTATAATTTCTAGATCATTTACAATTGATATTGATCTAAAAGCAAAAGATGTTATTTTAAGAATGAAATCTATTCTAGATAAAATTCAACCAGAATATTCTATGGAGAGTAAAGGAGAGGTTATGGGTTATTTAGAAGAGGTTGGTACTTTCATGTCAAATGATGATAGTCCATTAAATATTAGAACATTAATGCAAGCTAATAAGCTGAAAGAAATATCTAAGGAATTAGGTACAAACTGGAAAGTTATGACCGGAAGATACGCGTCATAATTAGTTTATTTACCCTTATATCTAGGGTCGTGATATTTTCTATTTTCAGGATAACATTCATGCGACCTTAGATAATTAAGGCTTAAAAAGCCTTGTCTACATTTCGGACAAATTATATCTGGTAGTTTTCTTTCAGGCTTTTTTGGTTTATCCCCTGGTGATTTAGTCATTGTTTTCACTATGCCTTTGTTTAATATTATCTATTGTAACATTACTAAGAGTATCATTATCTCTCTCATATGGAAATACAACCCACTCATCCGTAAATGAAGCCCAATATGTTGAACAGAACGGACTCTTATTTTTTACAAATAAACACGCAGTGTCGTGAGTAATTCTCCACCTATCTAATGTTTGGCCGGAATCTAAAATATCGTCGATTAATAACACATTACTAGTACGATGTATGGGTAAATGAGTCTTATAAGTAGCATGTCCGTTTGTGTCACATATATCAGATTCGGCCCAAGGTGATTGCATGACGGGCATATTAGTACGATATGAAATTAAATTTGCTAGTAATTGACCAGCTCTTGGAACTCCATAAATTCCACAATAATTTTTAAAATCGATTTTTTCTACTAACATATCAATATAATGGTCATACATAGACCACGATAAGTTCAATTTTTCCATTAACAATACTCTTCAATTTTTTTACTTATTAATTTTTTTCGATATAATTCGATTTCTTCTGGTGATGATGCTCTGTATTTATCTTTATACATTTCTACTCTTGATTCGCCATCAAAGGTAAACGTACAATAATCACCAGTTCACCTTTCAACCACAAATAAAGCCCCTGCACTAAATCTTTTAGATATACAAACTAATTTCGGTGGCATGTAAGAAACCATACTTAAAGTTTTTCGATAAACTTTATTAAATCGTCTATAACTTTATCAGCCCTATCATCAGGAACAAATGAAGAAAGTATTCCCATACTATATGCCACAACCTGATTAAGTTGTTTTTTATTCAATCTTTTAAAATTTTCATTATCATAAATTTTTTTAGTTTGTTTGTATAATGACATTATGTCTCCTTGTTTATTTTATTTATTTAATATA